CTGGCTTTCCATACTTCTCAATGATTTGTTTTGTGGTCATCATTTGTCTTGTGATTTGTAGGTTTCAAGGTAGTACTCCATAGAGTCAATTCGATCACGGGCAACTTCACCATGACAGAAAGCTCTTCTAATTTGTTCTATCTCCATTTGTTTAGCTTGTACAAAATCTTGTCTTGTTAATTTACCTTCTGAATGGTAATATTGCTCTTGTAGCCATTCCACAGCTGTCTGTCTCATCTCATTTGTTTTTGATAGTCATCATACAGCTCATCCAGTCCTTTGCCTTCAAAGCTCTTCTTTGCTTCTCTGAAGCCAGCCTTGAAAGCTTCTCTCTTCTCCTGATCAATCTGGTGATCAGCAATGTGAAGAAGCACTGACTTGATTCTCTGAAGTGAATACATGCAGAAGTCTTTTGGCCTGAATTCTGGATCTTCCAGTGGCCATGTCTGTGACATCTTCATCTCTCTGGCAATCTGATTGCTCAGCTCTTCAAGTGCTTTGCTCTTCATTCAAATATGTCTTTTGTGGTCATTGCATCTTCATTGTTTTGATCTTTCCAGATTGATGCTGAAGATGGTCTCTTGTATTCAATTGCCCATGGAGTGTATTGCATGGAAGCAATCCAGTGATCTTTGTCCACTGGCTTGAAGAAGCTGATCCTTGTCCTGATCTCTTCTTCTGATTTAAACTGATCAAAGAAGAGCTTGCAAGCATAAGCTGAAGCTGTTGCATTGCTGGCAATTGGATCATCAGACTTTGGATTGTACACGAAAGAATGAAAGATGCTTTGCTCAGCTTTCTTGGCTTCATTCAAGCACCAGTCAACTTGCTTCTTGCTGAGCTCATAGCCGAGGAAGTCATAGATGGTCTTGTATGTGATTGATCCAAAGTCAAAGAACTTGGACATATCTCTTCTCTCTTCATTGTATTGTCTGAAGGAGGAGATCACCCATGCTTTTTTCTGATCTGAGCTGTACTTGATGTCCTTCTTCTCCATAGATGTCTGGTGGATGTTTTGAGCTTCAGCTTTTTTGAATCTGATCAGATATTGAGAGATCCAGTTCATGATGTTCTTGACTGATGGCTTGATGATATCTTGAGCTTCTCTCCTCCCCATCTTGATGGCTTCAGTGAATTGCTCCTGAGTGATGGATGGATAGATGTAGAGATCATCAATCAATTGATCAGCTTGAGATAGGAATGTCCTTTCATCTGGCTGATTGATTCCAAAATAGTCATAGAGATCTGCCAGTGCTTTGATCACAAAATATCTGGCATCTTGCTGGGATAGTTCTTTGATCACCATGGATTGAGAATTGATCTTTGAAGTGTTTCAATCTGATCAATCAGATCTTTGTTGATATTAGGCATCAGCTTGAGTCTGAGCTTTGCTTTCTCCAGAAGTTCAAAGGTCTCTGGAGCTCTTGAGATCAAAGGAGCATACTTGCCTCCCATGGTAGTGAAGAATTGGAGAATTGGCTCATCTGAGCTTGATTCAAAGATCTTGAGACTTGAGAGCTCTTGATCTGTGCTTCTGGTATTCCAGAAGAATTGATTTGTTTTCATTTACTTGTGTTTTTGTTTTACAAATATAGTTAGATTTTCCCTCTTTGCAATAGTGCATCCGCTGGATTTATTCCACCATAGTCATTCTTTTTTCCTTTGCTGAATGATTTTCTGGACAGATTCCAGTTCCTGAAATGCTCATTCACTTTGGTGATATTGAAATAAGTGGATGATCCCAGTGATGCATGGCTGATGAATTGATCAATGATCTCTGGCATCTTGTCTCTTGGAATCTGATTGTGATCAGCGAATCTCAGGAAGTGCTCTTCTTGATCTCTGAATTCCTTTTCAAAAAAAGCAATATCTCTCACTTTATTACTTTCTTCCTTTCTTACTTTCTCTCTTTCTTCCTTAATATATATAGGGTTGACACCTGACTTGACACCCCACTTGTCACCCCAGTTGACACCCCACTTGACACCCTCACTGCTACATTTTGGAGCAGTGGACACATCATCAGGAATCTCAATATCATCCAGATTGATGACATAGATCTTGATGTTGTTGGTCAGAGATCTTCCAGTGAACTGGAGAAATCCGACATCTTCCAGAGCTTGGATGTGCCTTGTGATTGCATTTCTGGAGAGACAGATATCAGCTGAGATGTTGGAGATATTGAGATGGAATTGCTCTCTCTTTTGCTCATTCCAGATCTGTGAGCAATAGCTCCCGAATCCATAGACTGCAAAGGATATTCTTCTGTCATGAAGGAGATCTTTGAGTCTCTTCTGTATGTGATAGCCAGTCATTGTTGTTTTTGTTTTGATCTCACAGCTGGAATCGAACCAGCATTTCAATCAGCTCAATTCAATGGCTGAAGGAAAGTCCTTTCTTCTTGTGAGATGATGCAAAGATATTCAATCAAGATCCACAGCCAAAGCAATCGAAAGGAGAATCACTTGGTTTGTTCATCTTGTCATTGTTGTAATCACCTATCAGTTGCTTAATCCAGTTGATCTCTGATCTGATGTGGAATTGCTCATCTGTCATCTGGCCATTGATCTGATTCTCCAGATGGCTCATGTGCCATTTTAGATCACTGAGCTCTTTGTCATTTGTCGGTTTCTTGTACTCCATTTTCTTCTGTTTTCATGTGATCATTCCATTGCTGGTGAAGTTGTCTGATTGCTTCTTCAATCACCAGATATTCCGCTGGATGGAAGGTTGCAAGAGCTTTGGTCACAGCATCAATCCCTCTTCCTATGTTCAGCATCAGATCTTCATCATTGTCAAAGAAGAGAGTGCTGAATGTGTTCAAATAGATGGAGAGCTCAGACTCCAGAGATCTGGAGAGATTCTTGACTTTTTGCTTGTAGAAAGGAGTTGACTTCAATTCATCCAGTGCTTCTCCAAGTGCTTGCATGAGACAGATGTTCCTCAAGAGAGCAAGCTTCATCTGCTCCTTGGATTGTTCAGAGATTCCTTGCTTGATCATGGCATCTGAGTTTTATGGTCATAGACATCATTCAGCTCACAGAACTTCTTCAGAGCTTTCATCAGCTCATCCTGATCTTTCTCTGATAGGAAGACATCATTCATGTCTTGATCTTGGATCTTGAGGATTCTGATCTCTCTCAGCCAAGGGATCTCAAAAGTCACTTCAAGATCCCTGAATTCATCATACGTGTGTATCATAGTTTTTTAAATGTTTCGATATTTTTCTGTCATTCTGATCATCATCTCCATCTTGAGATCTTGATACTCCACAGAGACATTCTTTCTGGAGTGCTTATTGAAGAATCCATTCATCAGATTCACAATGGATATCATGTAGTTCTCTTTGTCATATCGGCATGACTCAATGGCTTTGATGACATAGTCATAGTCATTCATGATTCTCTGGAAAGGACTCATCTCAGTGTGATTTTGATGGTGGTCTTTGATTTTTTGATTGGAGGAAAGATGATCTCAATTGATCCAGTCTCTTCATCCACCAGTTGCATTCTTCCAGTCAAGGACTTCAAGAAGGTCTCAATGGCTTTCTTCTCTTCTTCCAGTGCTTCCATTTGCCAGAGAATGTCATTGTATCTTGGATGATTGCATTCAGAGAAGTCATAAGTCACTCCAGATTCCACTCTTTCAGCTCTTGATCCAAAGACATCAGCTTTGCCATTGCTGTACTTGTCCAGCTCAGTCATGCAAGATTCTTCAGTTTGCTTGATTGCATTCTGGAGAGACTCAATCAAGATCTTTGCCTTGATTCTGAATTCAAGTGGATTGGTCAGTCCGAATTCCACATTTGAGGAGAGAGCTTCACTCAGAGTCCTCATGCTTTCCTTTCCTGAGAGATTGCTCAGGAGTTCTTCAGTTGTTTTGATGATTTCCATGTTCTTGATTGTTGTTGTTTTTGCTGTGTTGTCTTTGTTCTGAGATGTAGAATGGATGAAGCTTCTTGATCTTCAAGTATCTGTTTTTGAATTCTTCCAGCTCCTTTGGATCAATGGAGACTCCTTCATACTTTCTGGAGATCTTCTGAATCCTGATCCTTTCATAGTCTTCTCTCAATTGCTTCTGATAGGCTTGATCATCTCCTTCCATGATTCTCTCTCTGTACATCTTTGCAACTTCTGGAAGAGAAGCAATTGACTCAAAAGCATGGATCAGCTGTCTGAGCTTTTTGAAGCTTGGAGCTGAGTCTGTCATGACATAAGTCATCGGCTCAGTGTATGGCATTGAATTGGCTTTGCAGAACTTTGGCCAGCTCATTGGTCTGTGATTGTACATATCCATGAGCACAAGGATTCTTTCTTGCTTGGTCATTTGTCTCCGTATTTGATAGCCTTCTTGAATTCTTGAATCTGATCTTCAGTCATGGTGAATTTTGCCTGAGCTTTCTGGAGGATGTCAAGCTCTCCATTGTTGTATCTCTTCACCATCATGTCCAGAATGTCCTGAGTCATCTCCATCAGCTGAGCTGTCACTGGTGATGCTGGCGCTGGCTTATTTGCTGGCGCTGTGATTGGCTTTTGAGCTGGCTTGGATGCCTCGGCCTTCTCATGTGTATTTGTGGCATCTGAGTCTTTTGTATCATCAATTAGAAGCAATCCTCCAAGAGCATACTTTCTTGCATAGCTTGTGGCTGATCCAGTGATCTGTGATGAGTCCATTCCTTTCTTGATCTCTTCTTCTCTGGCAAAGGAAGATACTTGAATGCTTTCAGATCCATTGGTGAAGATTGCTGTGGCCTTGACATAGTATCTCTCACCAACATGCTGGAGCTCTTCTGTCAGATAGATGGCATGATCCTCTGGAATCAATGGCTTGATAGCTTCAAGGATGTCCTCAGCTGATCTGTGGTAATATCCACCAAACTTGTTCAAATTACTCTTTGGAGCTTTGAGTCTTTTTTGCAATTCATTCAATCCCTGAATGATATTTGCGGTTTTCTTTGTTGTCATTGTAGGTGCAAATTTATTGAATTTTTTGATTTTCAAAGAATTTTTTGAGAAGCTGGAAGCTTCTTTCTGAGATCCTTCTTTGATAGAAAGCTTTTTTGTAGGTGACATTTGAGACTGGAAGAGACTTCAGTGAGATGTTCTGATCATGTCTGATCCTCTCCCATTCATAGATCATGTCATCTGTGATGAAGACTATCTTCTCACTTGGTCTCCCTCTTTTTGCTGTGAAGATTGTTGTCATATTTTTGAGATAGATTGATGATGAATGGAATGATTGACATGATTGCCCAGAATAGATTGTGATCAAGGATTGAGAAGATGATCATGGCCAAAAGCCAGATTGCCATCAAGATGCTGTGCTTCTTCATTTGCCTTCTTCTTTTGCTGATTCAACAATCTCCTCCAATAGCCATACTGGAAAATTGGATCTTTCCTGATGCATGAATTTGATGACTTGCTCAAGAGCATCAATCATGGCTGGAGCTTTGCTTGCAAGAATGGCATTGTACTTCATCTCAGATGGATTCATCTCTTTGTCCATGTAGCCGAAATCAGCAATGATGATCTCTTTGCCTTGGCTGTCTTTTGAATAGATTTCAGCTACTCCACCGAAATACCATTCAGTCTGTGTGAATTGTGCTTTCATTGTTTCTGATTTGTTTTTTTTATAGATATGCAATTGTCAAAAGTTCTTTTGCTTTATTATTGATGTTTTGAATATAGTCCTCAAATGAAATATTAGCCCATGGTGAATATTGCTTTTGAAAAACTTCTTTGGTGACTGAAGATTCCCCTTTGTAATATTTCAACATTCTACCATGATCTCCTTTGCCAATAAGATCAACACGACCAAAGAAAAATTCTCCATTGATTGTGCAAGCATTATACTCACGATTGCTTGATCTGGTTGAGATGATATTGCCATTCTCATCCATTACCTCATAAAAGAATTTTCCAGCTTTACGAGTTGTTTCTGTTTTTTTCAAAGTGTATTTCATTGTTTTGTTGTTTTGATATCACAAAGGAATAGAGAAGATTTTAATTGTGCAAGCGTTATGTGAAAATAAAATAAAGAATTTTTTCTGAGAAGGCAAAAAAGCTGGAATCCAGCTCAGAATCAAAGAAAAAAAAGTTCAAAAAAAAAGCGCCATTGCTGGCGCTAATTACAAAAACAACAAAGTTTGGAAAACTTTATCAAATGTACAAAAGCAATCTCAATCTTTGGGATCTTCCTGAACTGGTAAATTTGAGAAAACTGACAGCACAGCGCCACCAGTCAACAAATATCCACCTAAGGCAATGATGCCAGCTGGCAAAGAGATTGGAGCTGTAGTCAAAACACCTCCCACAGCTGTGATCAGATATCCCACTTTTGCAAGATTCTGGAAGAATTTTGGAGTTGGAGCATTGAGTCTTTCAATGACATTCATCTCATCTGCTTTTTTGAATTTCTTCATATCATTTATTTTTGAAGTTTTTTGTCTCTGACATGCTTCTCTGAAGCTTGTCTTTTAAGTTGTTGTAAATTGAGAAGCCAAAGATCTTCTGAAAGCTTTCATCAATTGACTTCAATTCCACCATAGCAATCACACCAGCCACAATCTTTGTCAATGGTATCTCTTGCATGATCACATACTTCTCAATCAGAAAGAGAGCAAGAATGGCCAGCTCATACAGAAGAATCTTGGAGATGGTGTGTGACATCTTTCTGGAGCTGATCTCTTCATTTGACTTCCATGCTCTATACAATCCAAAGAGAAAGTCACAGATGATCAAGATGAAAATGGTCACAAACAATGGAAAGACTGGAGTGATCACTGCCCATGTGGCCAGCAAGAGATTGATGATCCACTGCTTCATGATAGAAAGATCTTTATGTAACATCCATTTGAATCTCTTTCCCACAGCTCAGCATCTTCAGAAGACATCAGAAGCTTTGCATCTTCTAAATTGTCAAAGAAGTTGATCTCATTGTTTTGAGTCACAAGATATTTTTTGTCCATGCTTATAGAATTAAGAGTGCTTTGAAGAAACGATATGCTATTTGATCATTGATGACTGATCCATATCCTGACAACTGAAAGACTATATTGCCACCAGCTGTTATTGTTGCTGTAGTAGATGATGCATTGACTGATCCATATGCTCCTTGCATGACAGATCCAGCTGTTCCTCCCATCATTCTGATTGATGTGGAGCTCTCTCTGTACAGATTGATCTGGTATTGATATTGATGTCCAGATGGAGATGTGATATATCTCTTTGTCCCGTTTATGTCATAGCTGATTCCTCCTATTCCTGATCCAGTTGCAATCCTTTCACACATACCATTGATCTGGATGATTGATCCCACTGGCATCTGGCTCTCTGGAATGGTGAAAGCATGTCCAGTCAATGTCTGAAGATTTGCTGATCCAGTTGCTGTGATTGTGATGCTCACAGATCCAGCATTTGCCAGAGCTTGAATAGGCAAAGTCTGGAAGGTTTTATCTCCTCTAAAGTATTGTGAAGTAGTGCCAGCTGTGATTGAATTCTCCTTTGCATTTAAAGCTGTCTGTGTTGCTGTGCTCACTGGCTTGTTTGCATCACTTGTGTTGTTGACATTGCCAAGTCCTACAGCTTCTTTTGTGATGTCAGATGTCACTGCAATAGTGCCATTTTTATCTGGAAGATAGTGATCTCTTGTCTCTGTTAAATTAGTTGTGAAGAGATTTGACTGGATTGTATCTGTCTTATGCAATTGAATGAATCCATCTTCAATCACCAATAATTTGTGGCCATCAGCATCTTCAATGTGAAAGTCTCCATCAGTATAGTGAATGCTTGCATGGTTGTCATTTGCCTCATCTAATAAAAAGACTTTATTTGAATAAAGATCATGAATGCCCAGATCAACATCTCCACTCGCTCCAGAATAAGGCACAGCTTCTGGCTGAAGCTCCCATACTGATGCACCTTCACTGCTATCTGTACAAACATAGAGAGATCCATTGTCTAATACCCAGCGAGATCCATTGACAAATCCTTTTGTGACATCATCATTGATGGTCGGAGCTTGTGTAAAATTGTAGCGAGATTCTCGAATTGTCAAGCCTCCATCATTCATGATGTAAAGCCTTCCAGCCTCCCACTTCATTTCATATCCCACAGCACAGATCTGAGCAATTCCTTTTGATCCACCATTGCCAGCATCAATTGTCCCTTCCTTCAATCTTGATCCATTGTCCAATAGAATCTGACCTCCAGATCCAAGAATCATCTTGGAATCATTGAGCAATTGAATGTCCTCATCAGCTGTGTTGCCTTCATCCAAAACTTCTGCAAGAGTTGGAGTTCCTCCTCCTCCACCAGAAGAATAGATCACAAGATCTCCATCTGTGATGCCTGATTCATACCAATATTCCTCAGCTGTGCCAGCATTGTCAATCAATACCTTCAATCCAAGGAATCTCCTATCTTCATGAATATATGAATTGGCTTCAGCTACAGAAGCAAAGACTCCAAGTCTGTCATCAGCTGGCGCTGGCTTGTTTATTTGTAGATTGTCTGTCAGTTTTATCATGTGAATTGCATTGAATCAGTTGCTAAAGTTTGCCATTGGCTGATATAAACATCATAAGAGATGCCATCAATGACTTCAGAATTGTTGAATTGGAAGAGCTCAGAGAAAAATCCTTGATCAAAGCTATTCCTGAACCAGTTGGAAGGCAAGCTTCTTGTCTCTGGAATAGCCAGCCACAGATAACTGTTCTCAGTTGCTTCAGCATCAAAAGTGATGATCAGATCTTGTCCATCTTGAATCACCTTTGAGCTTCCAGAAGTTGGATCAATGTCTTCCATCACTTCACTTGTGCCATAGTAATATGTGAAAGTCTCCTCAATGATTGGAAGCTTGCACAAGCTCTTAGGGAAAGGGACTTCAAAGGAGCAATTCACACGACATCCAGCCACACGATCACTTCTATCATCCACAAAGAATCTCACATCTTGATTCACCAGCATGTTGAAGTCATCAGCAAAAGTCATCTGATATCTGATCACATAGTCTGTGGCCAGCTGAAGCATGTCACTCATGACTTCATCAGCTTGAAGAGTCTGGAATCTGACAGCATCTCCACCAGTTGGAAGATCAGGAATCTTTGGAATCTCCTCAAGTTTGTCCATGAAGATCAGTCCCACATTCATGACCACTGAATTGGCTTGAATTCTGGAGTTGTTGAATTCGGCAAAGACCAAAGGATAGTAGATCCGATCAATAGAAGCATCAACAAAGTTCACTATTTTTCTGGAATCATCACTCAGGATGTTTCCAGTTCCGAATGACTTCACCAGTGGATGACTTCTGCTGAAGTCTCTCAGTGATTTTTTGATTGTATTCCAGCTTCTCATTTACAAATTTTTGAATCTTCTCCAGTGTTTTCTTTTTGATTTTCATATCAGCAATCACAATCTCTTGAAAGTCTTCCTATGTATTTTCCATTGAAGTCATATCTGCATGATCTCTTCAAAGCAAGTCCAGTCCGATAGTTGCTTCTGTTTGGAAGGATGGTATCATAGTCACCAGAAGGACTGGCATAGGCTGGAAAGTCTGAATCATTGGTGATCAGATATCTTGTCAATCTCTCAGAATACCATTCTGCTTTGTTTCTGAAGAAGTCCATCTGATCCTTCAGCTCAGACATTGAAGCAATCTGAGCATTCTCAGAAGTCCCTCTCTGGACATTCATATTGTCATATCTGAAAGCCAAGATCATTGGAGCTTCAGTCATCACCCACCATGTCAAGGCTGGTTGAATGTATTCCTTGAGAAGATTTTCATTGAGCTCAGTGAGATCATCATTGATGATTTGATCACTGATCTCTTTGAATAGATCTGATCCAATTATTTGCTGGATGTACATCTCTTGGCACATCACAATTGTTGGCCTGAGCTTGATCAGACTGACATTCTCACTGATGAAGGCATTGTCCTTCAAGTTGTTTTCCGATATGAATAGTGGCTTTGGGCTCATGATTTCTTTCTTTTTACAAGGACTTGTGACCAGATATGACGGCATGATGGTCTTGTCACTCCATTGGTGGGATCATGATACCATCCTCCTCTTGTCTCCCAGACAGATCTTCCAACTTTTTGAGAGATGAAGTCAATGTCTTGTCTTCTGAAGTATTTCTTTGACTCAATCATCACCTTGCAGAATTCTCTTGTGGTGGGAATGATGGCTTTTCCATACTCTGGAAGGACATCATATTTGTACATGATCTCAATTCCAGCAATTCCTTTCTCTTTCCTGATGAAGTCCTTTGACTTCTCTCCAAGTTGCTTCAATGTTCCTTTGATATTGATTGCTCCTTGATCAATCAGATAGGAGATCCTCTCACTGATCAGATCAATGTCTTGTCCAGTTGCAATTGAGATCTCAGTTGCTGAGACATTTGGATTCTTCTCAATCTCCTTCAAGATCTGGCTGTCAAGATCTTCATATTCTGACGCAAATTCAATCTCCTGATTCTCGAATCCATACCTCATTGGCCTTGATTTTAGCTCAATGAATTCTTCTTGAATGTGACCTCTCTCAGCAAAAAGAGCAAGAACTTCTTTGTCCTCACTGATTGAGCTGAATTGAGTTGGTGTGCTTGATGCTGTGGATGGAGGAAGGCCAGCCAGAGATCTGATCTCAGCATCTGTCATCTTCTCCAGAATCTTATTGGCCACCAAAGGACTCAAGGCTTGAATGCTGTCAGTTGTTTTTGGTGTGTTGACAGAATCATCTGGAAGTCCAGCCATTGTCCTGAGCTCAGCTCTGGAAGCAATCTGAAGCAATGAAGCTTCTGTCAGTCTCTCATTGATTGGATCTGTAGGCACAATGGAAAGCACATTGCCAAGTCCAGCAAAGCTCAGAATGTAGTTGAAGATCTTCTCAATCTTTTGCTGTCTGTCATTGATATAGACATTCTTGAAGAGCTCATAAGCTTCAATGATCTCTGATCTCCCACCAAGCTGGCCAGACTCCTTGATTCCAAAGAGCATGCCTGATGTCACTCTGTGAGATGTGAAGATCTCTTGCTGGATCTGTGAATTCAAGATATCGAATTGCTTGTCAATATCAGCTGGATTGATTGGTAGAACTTCAAGAGCTCTGTCTCTTCCATCATTGAAAGCAATCATGATTCTATCACCAGAATCTCCAGCAAATTTGTTCTTCACTTCCTTCTCAATCTCAAGCTCCTCCTCCTCAGATGGAAGTCCATTGTTGAAGTTGAAGATCATTCCTCCCAGAAAGCCATTCCTGAGATTGTTGACATGGAAGTTTGCAATCCTTGCATCTGTTTCAATGTAGCTGATTGCTCCAAAATACTCTGGCAATGGATAGTAAATTGTCGCTGGAGAATAACTTCCAAAATAGAAGAGCTGTTTGCCAAAGCGGTTGTCTGGATTGAATGGCTCATACTCAATTAATCCATCAGGATCACCTGACTTCTTCCATTCTTCTGCAAAATAAAACTTTGAGAAGTCTGGAGATACCCTGATCTTTCCAGCATTCACATGGCTGATGGCTGATGGCTCTCCTTGAAAGTTCCATACCACTTCCAAGGCAATTGAATTGAAGATCTCAAGATCATTGGCCACCTTGAAGAGAATGTCATTCAAGTCATCATAGGGATTGGGATTCTCCAGAAGAGTCTGAAGAGTTGCAAGAGCTTCACCAGTGACAGCTTTGGCATCATAAGTCCATCCCTTTCCAACAATGTAATTCACTTTCCCATTGATGATGGCATTGTGCTTGGCTGATTTTTGATACAGCTCAAGCAAGAAGACATTCAGAAGATTGTCATTGCCATAGTTGACATACTTTGCTCCATTCTTCACCTTGAATTCTGGAAGCTTGGCTTCAAATTTCAATGGCTTCTCAAAGCTTTTATTCCAGCTCATTTGTGGCTTATTGCCTATGACCTTATATCCTTTTTTCGTTCTCATAAATTTGGCAATATATACTCAATTGGATTGTCAATTGTTGGATCAGTTGTCTCTGTCCTTTGGATCTCATAGAGTCCCACTTCTACAATCCCACTGATCTCTGATGATTCTGGTGATGTAGCTCCAGAATCTCCTTCATAAAGAACATAAGTGCACTGGCCTTCTGGGATTTCTGGGATGCTCACAGAGAAAGCATTGTATCTGTTTTGATCATCACTCAAGTCAGTTGACTTTGCAAAGCTGATGAAGTAATTATCATTTGTTGCTGAGTGCTTGATGTATAAATACAGAAAGCTTCCTTCATACATCCACTCTGTGGCTGTGAAGTAGAGCAATTGAGTTTCATCTGATTGGAGAATCTGCATAAATATAGAATGCAGATTTTTTCAATGATTGCAAAAAAAAAGAGGATCACTGAGATCCCCTTCTAAACCATAGAAAAAAACAATTAGTCCACTGAAATTGTTCCGCTGTATGAATAAGCTGGAGAAGTCTCAAGAGCTGTGAATGTCAATGTCATTCCATTCAAGTCACCCATGGCTGTGCCTGAAGTGCTTGATCCAGTTGTCATGTAACATCCATTCTCATAGCCAAGAATCCATTTGTTGCCATTACGATCCACAGCAATGATGGCACATTTGTTCTGAGCAAGAAGTTTCAATTCATTTCTCACTGATGCTGTCAACTTTGGAAGCACAATCACAAGCTCAGTTGAATAGAATCCAGTCTGATTCTCAATTGATCCAGTGAATGTCTCTGTGAATTGAGCTGTCTGAGGAGGAAGCTCATATTTGAAGAAATCACCAGTCTCTGTGCTGATCACTCCAGCTGTCACTGATCCATAGGTGATGGAATCAAATTCAGCAATGTACACCTCTTTAAGGCCACCGACAGAATCACGACAGCCAAGAGAAAAACCTGATGTTAAATTGCAAGCCATATCTTATATCTTTTTTTTATTTGTTACAAAAAAAGGGAAGGGATCATCCCTCCCCTTTGTTAGATGTTATTTGTCAGATTAGGATGCAGCCATCATGAAACGTACAGCTTGATCTGGGAATGCAATCTGAGTACCAGCTTTGAATTCACAAACAAACTTCACATTGCGATCACTTGGATCATAGTAGATCTCAAAGTTCTCTTCTTCATTGGCCAAGTCTGTACCAAAAACAAAGTTGGACAAGCGACCACCATAAAGATCATAAGTGCCATTCAAGCCATGTACAGCAATCAACTTGATGTTGGAAGCTGGAAGCATGATCTCTCCAGACTCAGCACCAGCCAAGTATGCTGGATTGAAATAGTTCTGAGTCACAAGTCCTTGCTTTACAGCTCTGAAAACATCCCAGCCACAGAAGATCACCACATCATCATGACCGATGATATCAGCTGGCATGTATGTCTCAAAAGTGTTCAACAATTTGATAGCATTCGCTGGAGTGCTGATCAAAGTTGCAAAGCTCAAGTCAGTTGACCAGCCATAAGCTGAAGCATTCAAGTCAATCACAGATGCATCATTCGCAATCTTTGCAAAGCCAGTGATTGATCCAGATCCTCCAGTGCCTTGCCATACAGCTGTCTCAAGAGCTTTCTTGATAGACTTCAACTTCTCTTCAACATATTGCTGTTCAAATGGAATAGAAGTGTACATGCTACCAGCTGGAAGCTGAGACTGCATCCAATAGTTCTCAAGCTCAGAAGGACAAAGAGCTTCATGAACTTTTACATGCACAGCTGTGATGTTGCGCTGTGAGAAGTTGGTTTCATTGGTTGAAGCATCAAAGCCACAGCTATTTCCATAAACGAAAGTAGTTGTCTGATTCATCAAGTTCAAGGCATTTGTGCCTTTTACTCCCAATTGCTTTGCCACCAAAGAAGTGGTCTTTGCCTCAAATAAGCTCTTGGCCAATAAAGGCAAGCCTTGCTCATTTACATAGGCTGTTAAGTCTGCTAAATCGTAAGCCATTTTTTTACTTGTTTAAATCTTTTAATGATGTAGCCAACTTATTGAAGTAGGCCATATTTTTTTCTTTTTTACCTTTGAAGGCTGAGAAAGCAACTGGCTTGCTTGGCTCTTCTGTAGGTTGTTTTGATAGCTCAGTCACCACAGAATTCATTGCTGTAGTTGCTGACAATAAGCTGTCAAGTGCCATTGAGATCTTGGAGATCTTCTCTTCAAGAGATTTGATTCTTGAATCCATTTCACTCATCATGTCAGGATTCATCACCTCAGCTTCAATCTCTTCAGCTGTCTCTTCAGAAGGATCAGCTGATGCTTCAACTTCAATCTCCACCTTTGGCTCTTCTTCTTCAATTGGCATGATCTCTGTGATCACTCCACCAGTGACAATGATCTTGGCCACACCTACAAGCACATGCTCTCCATCTGGAGCTGGGACTTCTGATGCTGTTTCTGGATCAATGACAAAGACTGGAGCACCCACAACAATCTCTCCATCAATTTTCACTTCAGCACCTGATTCTGTTGAATACATGGCAAAAGCAACTTGCTTGGATAGACTGACAGATACACCAAGAAGATTCTTGATTGATTTCAAAAGTTCTTTCTTGTCCATAAGTTTATCTTATAATTATTGAATGCAGATAAGTCAAAAAGTGACAGAATCAAAGTCACAAAATTTTCTCAATCATTCTGATGATCTCAAGCTCTTCAGAGATTTCTTGCTTCTGCATCTCCACAAGCACCTGATCAAGCTTGCCTTCAATGGAGAATCCTCTCCAGTTGCCAGTCATCACTTCTTCATTCCAGATCTTTGGATCTGTGATCTTGATTGATCCATACCATGTCCCATCTGGAAGATCTTCAAAGCCTTTAGGATGATGGATGCCTCGGCCTTTATCAGCAATCCATGTCTCAAACATGAAAGCATCCTTGACAATATCTCTGTGATGTTTGTTGATCTGATCTGTCATGCCTTCTTTCATCCATTGAAGATTGAGATCAAAGATGGTTTCTTTGGAAAGCTTTACATAGTAGTCACCGATCTCATCATCATGTCTGAAGATCAGCTTGTCTGGAATCAGCAATGCTCCAGTCAAGATCATTCTGGTGGGATCTTGAGAGAATCTCACATCATCAGAGAACGCAAAGAAGTTTCTCTCAATTGCTGGATTAGTCACCAAAGAGAGAAAGGACAAGCCTTGATCTTCTGAATTCAAGACCAGCTCAAATACTGGTAAGTCTTTTATTTTTTCCATGTTATTTAATTTTTGAAGTTGCTTTCAATCTTTTTGATCTTCCTTGCATATCTGTCATCTCTGATTCCACCACATAAGCCTTGACTGATCTGTTCTGCTTGAGATCTCCAAACTGATCCAGCTGAATCTGTGTGCCAGTTGGAAGTTGACTGCCAAAAGCTGAAGCTGATGGAGCTGATGTCAAGCCAGCTCCTGAAGGGACAGATCCTCCACCTCCTCCACCTGAATTTGGAATCTGGACTTTGTTGATCTCTCTCACTTGCTTGAATCCATTCAAAGCAATGACAGAAGCATTGGCAATCTTTACAGCTGTACCGAATGGCTCTGGATATGGATTCTTTGCTTTGATGACTTCAGAGATCCCCAGATAGGTATTGATCAGAGCTTGTGCTGAAGCCAGTGCTTTGCCAGCTTTTGTCTCCTTGCCTACAGCATCAGAGAGAGCTCCAAAAAGATCAGCCACACCTTTGGTCAGTTCTTTCTTTCCTTGCAATTGAGCTTGATCAAGTTTCTTGACAGCTTCATTGTATTGCTCTTGAGTCAAGATACCATTCTGAAGTCCATTTGTCAGAATTGAATTGATCTCATCATAGGTCTGAGAATAGTCTTCAGCTCCTTTCTCAAGTGCTTTCCTTTGCTCATCCTTTGTCTTATCAGCAATCTCTTTCTTCTTGAGTGCAATCTGATTCTCAATCTCAATTGTGCTTGCTCCATAGTCCTTCTGGATCTGAAGGAGTTGCTCAAGCTTTTGCAATTCAAGATCAGCTGTGCTCTGATTATTGACTTTTGCATTGGTGATCAATGTATCAAAGTAGCCATTTGAAAGCTCCTTTGCTTTGTTCAATTCATCTTCAGTCCTCTTCAGGAAGTCTTCTGAGTTCTTCTTCTTAGCTTCTTCTGCTTTTTTATTTGCTTCATCAATCTTCTTCTGATCCTCCTCTCTTTGTTTTTGAGCTTTGTCAGATGCTTCTTTGTCAAGCTTCTGGACTTCAAGCTTGAATCCAGCTTGCTCATTCACCATCTGATTGAGCTTCTTCTCCATCTCATCAACACTCTTCTGGCCTTCCTTGGCCATCTCTTCTGGATCAAAAAGAATGGATGCTCCAAAGTCTTTCACCTTCTCAAAGCTCTCACCAAGATTCAACTTGAAATCAATGCCAGCTCCAAAAAAGTTGGCTGTCTCAATCAAGCCATTCACAATGCCATCAATGGAATTGGTCAGGAGCTTCATTGGATATGTCAAGACATTCAAGATGCCCATGACAATATCTTTATTCCTCTTTGCTCCTTCTACAGCTTGCTTGTTTGCCAGTTGTTGTCCTTTGATCTGACTTTTGATTCCATTGATGATGGCATCAGTCTCTTTGATCTTGATATTCAAGATGTCTCTCTGGCTCTTGCCTTGAAGCTTCAATACGTTTTCAGTATCTTTTGTCAAGTTATATTTTTTCTCAGCTTGCTCTGTGTCAAGCTTTGACTTTTTTATCATTGCTTCAGTCTCTTGACTCACTCCAGAGACAGCTTCTTTCAAGTCATCCCAATAAGCCACAAGAGTGCCGATCAGCACAATGATTGCTCCAATTCCAGTGGCCACCAAAGCTCTTGAAAATCCCTTTGTTGCTGTAGTTGCAACTTCAGTGCTCACTGCATTGGCCTTCTGAGCATTGCTCAAGAATAAAGAGCTGAATGCTGATTCCTTCTGCAAGATGTTTGTGATCTCTGTCACTCCCTGAAGAATGGCCATTGCTCCCTGAGTTTTCAAGATGGCCTTCTGGAGATCTTCATTCTCAGATCCAAAGACAGCCATTGCTCCCTGAGCAACTGCAAAGCCACCAGCAATCCCTTGGATGGCCTGAGTCATTGCATCAAGCTTGTAAGTATCTGAAGCCAGAGCATTGATTCTGGCTTTCGTATCTCCTATCTGATCCTTCAGCTGGCCAGCTCTCTGTGCCATCTTCTGGAATTGAGCTGATCCTTCTTCACCAGCTTCAGACATTCGATTCATCTCCTTCTCAATCTCCTTCAGCTCTTGCTTCAGAGACTTAAATCCCTTGGTTGCTTCATTGGTATCTGAGGAGACCTTGAGCAATATATCTTTTTCTACATCTGCCATGTTATTGTATTATTGTTTGCGGTTTGGTTTCATCTCCTATCACAGCTCCTGATCCATTGGTGAGCTCAAATTGACTTGGCTGGAATTCCACCAAGTTCAAAACTTTCACCAGATCCACCTTTGTGGATTCTGAGCTGTTTGCATCATAGTCATGAATGGTGTGAATCCTGAATACCACTCCATTGATTTGGATCAATTGTCTGAAGTCAAGATTCATCACATCCACTGGACTCAAATTCAAGTACAAAGTGATCTTCTTTGCATCCTTGTCAGTGAGCTCATTCACATAGTCTCTCCAATAAATATTGAATAGATTGGCATTCGTGTACTTCCAGATCTGAGATGTCTCTGAATTTGTTGTCCAGTAAACTTCATAAGGAATCCCAAAGCTCAAGTCAAGAGTTGGATTGTACGAATCATTCAGATGGCCAGCATAAGGATATCTTTCAAGAGTTGTCCCCTCAAAAACAAAGTAGCCATCAATGACTGGATAGGTCAGATAATTGAAGAATTGAAGCTTGAGTCCATTGGTGATTGGCTTGATCACTCCATTCTCATCCACATCATACATCCTTGAATAAAGTCTTGAGCTGGAAGAATAGCCAGCCATTGGAGTGATCCCAAAGATCAGCTCATTCTTCACTTCATCTGTGCTGAAGTCATTTGTCACTTCATACTTCCTTGATCCGTATGGCTGGACATAGGCTTGCTGGTATCTCTTCTCAAAGAATGTGCCTCCATTCTTATAGCTGAAGAAGAAAGTCTTCTTCTGACAGAATCCTTGTGGCTCAATGGTGATCTCCTTCTTGACATCCCACTTCTGAGTCCAGTCAAGTGGAGTGCTTGACAGATAGAAGTCCTTCCATGGCTCAATGTAGATCTTGCTCTTGTCATATTTATCAGTCCAGACATACAGATTGAAAGCCTTGACAATTGATGCCATGAATTCTGATTGCTTGATGTTTGGCACAATGGTCTGATTCATGTCCCATGTGAAGCCTTCTTGCATCACTGGTGTGCCAGAGATCTGATTCAGCCAATAAGTCTGTGCCCATACCACTCTCATCTTCACCACTCCAGCAACATTGTTCAAAGTCATTCTCACTTCAATGGTATCTCCAGCCGATAAAGCAATTTGAATCACATTGCCTCCAGACTTTGGATCACCAAGTTCACTATCATTCCAATTCAAAAAGAAAAAATCAGAATGATATGCTCCATTGAGATACAGCTTGAAGGTTGCTGTGATGTTCACATAGTCTGAATCAGGAAAGCATGTTGTATTGAATTGAACATTTATGGTCTGATCAGCTTGGCTCTGATATTTGTATGTTGTCTCATTGTAGTTTCCACCATCAAAGAAAGGAGCTGGAGTGATGACTCCCATCTCCAGAACATATGTGCTTCCATTGGCCAGATAGGGATTGCTTGTCTGGATTGGAAAGGTCATATTTTTCAATCTTACTCTGTAGAGGAAAGTCTCAAGCAAAGCATCTGGAAGCAAAGGAAGTCCAGAGATGCCATAAGGAATACCAATTCTTTTGAAGTCTTCTGTCTCAAAGAAGTTGCTCTCAATTGTATAGCCATGCATATCAGCAATTCTGTCAACATACTCCTTCAGATAGATGGCTGGAAGCATGTCTTCAACATAGTACAAAGCTGATGCTGGTGGTGTGTTTGTTCTTTCAAAGGAAGGTCTTCCTATGTCATTGATTGGATAGTAATATCCTTGGCCAGCGCTGGAGATGTTATTTGTCCAGCTGTCTTGCATGTTGGTCTGACTCCACTCATGATCAAGATCTGAGAAGTCCAAGTCAGTGAGCTGATAGTTGCTGGCTGTCCTGAAGAGATTTGCAATCTCCCCATAGACAGAGAGCTCATAGGATCTGTCTCCATCCACTTCTTTCACTGCAAGGAGCTGGCCGATTCCTTCCATCACCATGATGCCATCTTGAAAGATCATTGCTGTGGCTTTGATAGTTGGATCAAAATTGACTATCCAAGAATCAAAGAGATAGATGTGACCAAAGATTGCATCATTGTTGACTGATCCAGTGACATCAATTGTCCTTGAGAAAGTTGATTGCTTCTCAGTTGGATTCTCAAGATCATTCAAGCTGAGATTCAATTGAATCTGAATGTCTTCACTCAGATCAATTCTTTGTCCATTTAGATAGAGCTCTGTGATCATAGTGGAATGGTCTGATCAATTGTCAACTTGTATGTGATGGTCAGATTCTTCAGCTGATCAAAGTCTCTTTTGAAGACTTGGAATGAAGTATTTGTGATGATCACTGGAATCATCAAGGTGTTTATCTTCACCCACACGAAAGGACTTGTAACCATCTCTTGAAGCCATTGGAATTCAGAATCTGAAAGCCAATTGCTTTGGACTTGATATTCTTTTGTCCACTTGAGATCACTGATGAATCTTGATGAATCAGTCATCTGGTAGCCATAGCTGGAAGATCCTCTCACAAGCAATGGCTTCGAGCTCTCCACTCTGGTGATGGTGTTGCTCTCTCTGTTTGGTTTGGTGAATTGGAAGGTATCAATCCCACCAATAGCATTCTGAAAGTAGAATTCAGTGACTTCAGTCTGAGGACATTCATCAGTCAAGACAATTGTGTACATCTCTGTAGCATATTGCTCTGAATCAAAGCTGATCTCTCCTTGAATAGTAATATAGCAGAATGGCTCAAGTCCCATGTCTGCATCTCCATTTCTTCCATCACTTGTGATGCTTTCTGGGATTGTCTGAATGTTTCTCCATCCAGCTGGAATTCTGAAGCAAGAGAATTGATTGTCTTCTGAAGTGCTGTGATCATAGTATAGATCAGTCTTGATTGAATAGCTTCTGAGAAGTGATCCTTCCTGATTGTAATATTTGTATCTTATTCCATCAATGGTGGGAATTGTAAGCTGTTTGCTCATGAAGTACAGCCATGCATGATCAAGCTGGATTGTTGTTGTCCTCTTTGTTGTCCAGTTTGTCAAGGCTTTCACAAGGAAGTCTCCAGCTCCATCAGCAATCCAGTCATTCTGATCAAATTCTGGAAAGTCAAAAACTGGAAGAGCTGAGAGATATGCATTGCCAGAGAAGGAATCCTGAAGAGCTGAAAGAGTGCCATCAATCTCATTGAACAATTCCACATCATAGGAGACATTCATCTGTCTGTTGTATGCTGTTGGAGTGCTGAGATCATTATCAGCATTCAAAGTCAGAAGGCTTCTCAAGACTTCTCTGATATTGAAGTATGCTTGTAAAGTTGTTGGATCTGGAGCTGATTTGAATCTTGCAATCACATCTCCTTGTAATTTCACATCAATCACATAAATGAATCCAGATGTCCCAGCTGTAGAATCCCATGTCACAAAGGTGATTGGATTTCCTATAGGAGTGAATTCTGATGGTGTTTGCAAAAAAGTTGTAGCCATTAGATAGTCTCTTTTATTATTTGAATGTTTGCATCAGCCACCGATTCCATCAGAAGTCTGATTCTTTCCTCTGTCAAAGCTGGATCTCTGAATGGCCTTGGCTTGATACCATACTTGAAGATGTTCTTCTGGATGTCAGATGCTTTGCTCTCAATGTCTTCCAAGTTATTCATGCCAGTGAAGATCCCCTTTGCATTTCCCCACTCCACAATAGCTGAAAGTGGTGGATATTTTGAAGAATAGCTGAATGGAGAATTTGGAGCTTTCTTGCTTGACTTTGCTCCCTTCACTCCATACTCCATATACTTCCAATATTTATTGGCTTGGATCACCACTTGATAGGTATCTCCAAACCTTTCATAAGGAAGAGGAATGATGGACTGCCTGAGCTTTCCAGTTGCTCTCCCATCCTTGATGCCATTGGTTGATCCCATGTTGTTGAATTCTTGCTTGAAAAGTTCTGCTTGCTCATTGCACCAGTCAAAGATCTTTTGGATGGTTTCATTCTCCATCTCAGTTGTAAGATCTTCTTCCATGAATCCAACATCACCAATTATCTCAGCGCTAAACTTTTCAGCCATGTAAATGGAATGCAGATTTTTCTATCTGTTACCTTTGTTTTTTGCCTCCCAAAGATCTTGACTGGCTTGATCATTCATGAAGATGATCATGTTGAAGAATTCATACAAAGGAAGCTCAAAGACTTCCTTCCATTTCAGTCTGTCCTTGCCAGCTATCTTGTCCACCATAATCAGCCATCCATAGATCTCAGTGAAGTTTGTTGACTGATCAGGAAGATCTGTCACTTCAGTTTGTTGCTGATCAAAAAGCGCTCTAAAGTTTTTGACAAGCTCAGATAACTGAGCAAAAAAAAAGCGCTGATCCCCATTGCATCCACAGCTTTCATGTGTTTTCTGACCAGATCAGCCTTCTTCTGGTGATGACTTCCATCATACTTCTTTGGATTGCCGATCCAGTTTGTCTCTCTCAGCAATGTTGCAACAATCTGGTGAAGATTCTCCACTGCCTTGGCTGGATCTTTGGTGAAGTGAGCAAAGTCCACCCACTGAGCTGTGGTGAATTCATCAAAGAGTCTGGAGATGTAGTATCTTTTGCCATCAAGCTTGACATAGAATTTGAATGGCTTGAATGGCTCTTGATTGAGATCAGCTCTGATCTTTCCATACCTATTCAAAAGCTCATCAATGTCCATCTCATCCACTTCATCCATGGTCTTCTGATCCACAATTGCAATGACTGACTTGGCCATGTCCAAAAGCTCAAAGTTATTTGGTATTTCTTGGATGGCTTGGAGTTGCTGGACATTCAACATCTCCCATGTCTTATTGTTTTTTTTACCTGATAGCATATTTTCCTGAATTGGTTATTCTGAATTTGTTTAATCCCACATACATCATGCCATCCAGAAGGTGATCATCCTTCTTGATTGGCTCATTGCTTCCATCATCTTTGTATTTATAGGAAGAGATCTCTCTGATGAAGTTCTTTGAATTGGCTGTGATGTGAATCTTGAATCTTCTCATGATATCAATCATCACTCTCTTCTCCTTTCCTTGAGCTGGCTCAATTCTCCAGCCAAGTCTTCTGAGCTCCTCTATGGACTTTGGCTCAGCTGAATCAGCAACAATGATCTCTGTCTTCTTCACTCCCAGATTGAGGAATCTATCACTGATGTCTTGATTTGTCAGTCCAGTCTCATAGAGAATCTCCTGAGCATAGATCTCTCCATCCATCTTGAAGATCTTGCTCACAGCTGTAGGTGAATTGGAGAATCCAAAGTCAAGACCATAAGAAATCAATTCAGCTTGAGCTGGGATGCCTTGACAGATATCCCAATTCCTGAAGACAAGTCCTTCTACCTTTCCAGTCAATCCTCTGGCATAAACTTTCCAGAGCTCAATGTCCTGATCTTTCAGATCCTCAATCTTCTGTCTGATGGAATCTGGCACGAATGGATTGTGCCTATGATCACTGATGATCAGCTGTACTTCTGGAAGTCCTATCAGCTTATCATGTACCCAGAATTTTGCATTCGGATTGAAGTCCATAAAAGTCTGGTGTGTTGTCCTCATGTACAGCTCATGGAAGATCTCTTCATCAATTCCATTCACCTCATTCAAAAAGAGGAAAGCTCTCTTCCCAGACTTGGCATCTTGCCCATTGTCATAGCTCTTGAATTCCATGACAGCATCATTGACAAAGGTGAAGATCCTATCACTGGCATTGTAGGCTTTTATCCATGATTGAATCTCTGGTGACTTGGCTACAATGGTTTGCATGTCTCTGAGAGCTCCAGACTTTAGATTTGGAATATCTTGTCCCACAATTGTTATTGTGGCGCTGGGATTCTCAATGGCCTTCAAGATCAACACCTGAAGGATGCTGTATGTCTTGCCAGAGCTTGTCCCTCCTTGATTGATCACAATCTTGGCTGTGCTCTGGTAGTTTGCTTCAAATATTGGTGAAGTTTTAAACATCTTGGATCTGATCTTCTGAGCTGGCCAGTGGGATGTCACTTGCAATGACTTCAACATTGATCACTGGATCTGGCATCTGTATGGTGGTGGTGACTGATTCTTTAGGCTTTCCAAAAGCTCTGTCAAAGAGGACTTCAAGAATATGTGCTGATCCTTTCTTTCTGTCTCTGATAGCTTTGTTTGCAATCAAGTTCAGCCAGAATGGTACATCATCTCTCTTGACAAGATCTTCAATTTGAGGAGTTGTCATGCAAAGCACAGCCATGATCAGATCACTGGCATCAGCATTGCTCATCCTGATCTGATGCTCATCCATGAAGTAATTCTTCAATTGATTGGTGATCTTCTTTGCTGATCCAGCTCTATTGATGTTTTGAGGATTATTTCTGAATCCTCCTTTCTTGATGTTCTCCAGTCTTTTGTCACCTTCCTTCATAGCTCAATCCTTTCAACTAACTTCTCAAGCTTGTCAACAATCATCAATCTGATTGCATATTCATTGCCAGTGTTTGTTGTTTCAAGAATGTCATTGACATCACCCAGCATGTTCACCATCTGGTGGTAAAAGTCAAGAGCATCACTGGCTCTTCCAATTGCATCATGATCTTTGATCTCTTCCATCAGTGAAAAAGTATTGCTTTTGTTTTGCTGTCTTTGAGCTGATCAATCACATCTGGATTGTTATCATAAAAATATGATAGATTGAGCTCTTTGACTTTTTGAACTTTTTGCTTATTTGATCCTACAGCAAAAACATTCTCCAAAGGTATTCCAATATCTTCAGCAATTTTCTTCATGCTGTCACTGACTTCATTCCTTGCTGATATGATGAAGATATCATCTCCCATCTTTTTTTTCAATTTAGCTGTCATGATTCCCTTTGTGGTATTCAAAGTCTGATCAAAGTCAAATCCTATTTTCATGATTCCAATTCTTTGAGCTTTGATGTTGCCCATCTCAGACCAGCCTTTCCTCCCCAAAGAAGATAGGAGATGAAGCCACAATCTTCTGAACTATCAGCATCCTCATAGTATGACTCAGCTCTGGAGAGAAATGACTTCATTCTTTTTATCGTTTCAATTGAGATGGCTTCTTTGTTTGCCAGTTGCTGTGCTCTGAGCTTGCCAGTTCTCAAGGCACATTGATTCCCCACCTTCTCATTCAAAGCAATTCCTCTCTTTGCATTGTTCACCACAGCTTCAGGATAGTCATTGAAGCTCTGAAGAGCTATCATTGCATCCTTTCTGGCTTGTGTATTGCACACAGCAAATCTATTGACTGGATCAGGGAATTCATTTGTCATGCTTGAATTGCTCATACATCTGTCAATGAATTTAGCCTTGCTTTCTCCTTGTTCTCTTTTTGGTAGTGGCATTGGTTTCTGTTGTTTGTTGCTGTTTAAAAAAGTATTTCATCACAAAGTTGAAGCTGGTGATATGGCATGCTGGGCAATTGGTTGGATATCTTCTACCATGAAGCTCCTCCCATGCCTTCTGAATGATCAGGATCTCTTCTTTTGTCAGTTGCAATGTCAAGATCTCTTGCATTCTTTTGTACTTGTCCACAAGGATTTCAAGTGCTTTGATATTTTCGCTCATAGGTATATCAGTTTTTTAATCAAGTGAGATATTACCAGAGAGATCATGCCAGATCCAAGCATGGAAAGTCCTTGATCAATTGATGAAGGGATCTCCCAGATCAAGATCAATGTGATCCAGAAAGCCAGACATTCTGTGCAATTGAATGGCTTGACATTTATTCTCTGGCCGATTCCAGTCAAAGTGGTGATTCCAACTGAAGCACATGCTCCAGCAATGATCTCAAAGATCATCCAGTTCTCTGCATTCATAAGATTCTGCTTTTTTATTTATTGATTCAATCAGCTTCTGTCTGACTTGCTTGAGAAGCTGTCTGATAGTGTTGTATGGTATTTGAGTGATGTCACTCATCTTTTTCTGAGATCCCATGTCAATATACATCTGGAAGATCTTATCTTCAAAGAAGAGGAGCTCATCAAGAGCTTCAGGCATGATGGACAGCTTCTTCTCTTTGTCAATGGCTTCTGGCATGGTATCTTCAAAGCATGGCTCTTGAATCAGAATGAATTGCTCCCAGTCAAGTCTCTGGAACTTGTCTCTGTACTTCTTGTCCCACAGCTGATACTTGCCCAGATACATGTGCCACATCATCTGAAGCACATAGAATCTCTGGCCACCAGATTGATGAATCTCTGTGAGCTTCTCTGGTGTTTTCTCCAAAAGTGCAAGCATCATCTCCTGATAGAGATCTTCTCCATCTTGGCCAGCCAAGTCATAAGCATACTTCCTATAGGAGTTATGCTTGAGGATTTCTTTCAAGAGAGGATGCATGGCTGTGATCTTTAGAATGGAGGATCATTGTCTGGTGCATATCCATGCCTCAAGAGGACTTCTGGAATCTCAGACTTGATTGATTCTCTTTGCTGATTGTTTTCTGGTGGATTGTACTTGACAAAGTGAGATGCTTTTGACTTCTGATCAATCTGTTTTCTCTTGCCTACATAGAGAAGGACATCTCCATAAGCATTGACTGGAATGTTCAGGAGCTCTTCTCTTTTGATTGAGATTCTGATTCCTCCATACTGATTCTCCCATCCAGTTCCTACAAATTTTGCTTCCATGTTTTTTCTATTTAAGTGGTTTATTTCTATTCTCTAAAAGTACGAAAACAATGGCCAGCAACAAAATTGCCACAGCAAAGAAGGTGATCACTTCTGATCCATCAGCTTGTCCTTGATTCACCATGACTCCATCTTTGAGTGATTCTTTCATTGATATCCAATTGCTGGTGTAAAGTTGTATTCCATGGAGTGAATATCCTCTCCAGCCTGATATCTCCTGACCATTGAGACATCCATCCAATATCCACCTAAAGGCTTTGGAGGAGCGCCTCTTTCAACATGCCATCCGAAAGATCCATCATTGAATTCTTCCTTGTAGGTTGCTGTCCTGACTTCATGAATATGCTTGAAGCATACTTCAGTCCGTTTGTTGGTCTTGACATATTCTTTGATGCTGGTGATGTGATAGAGCTCATGGACATGCCCCATCCAGATCACATCTGCATTCATCACTGAATTGGCCATCCTATAGTGCTGAATCGTTCCTCTTGTCACAGCTCCTCCTCCTCCATAGCCATGATGATACTTCATCAATCCGTTGCAACATTTGCCAGCTCTGAAAGCGCTGAATTTTACCCATCCAGAATATCCACCAACATGGATGCTGGTGTTGTTCTTGAAGTTAAGAAGCTGGACAAAGCGCTGGAGGATGTCGAATTCATTCTTCTTGATCACTGATGTCTCATGGTTTCCATAAGCAAAGAAGATGATGTGCTCAGCATAAGGACTCCACCACTCCACAGCTTCATCTATCACAAGATCAAAATAGTTGATGCCCATGTGCTCAGGTCTGACATCTGATTTGGTATGTCTTTTGTCATTCACTCCTTGCATGATGCAGAAGGTATCTCCATTCACCATGATCTTTGCTCCTCTCTTGACTGCTTCATCCAGATGCTTTTTCAAGACATCTCTCTTGCATTTAGGATGATCAAAGTGGACATCACTGATCAGAAGGAATTGGAATTTTTCATGATTCTTTTTTGCCACCATTCTGACATCAATGATGTTCTTGCCTATTTTGTTGGATGTGATCATAAATATGTAATGCAGATTTTTCTATTCATTCATCAAGATGGTGATCAATCTTGCTCTGTACTTGGATGGAAGAATTCTGGATGTGATCAGCTGTGATCTTTTATTCCTCCATCTTCCAGTCTTGATGTTGAAGAAAAGAATCTTCCTGAAGTATTCAATCTCATTCCTGAGATTCACAATGAATTCAGAAGCCTGAGATGATTCATATCTGAGCTCATCATGCTGATTCTTGATGGCCTTGAGTCCTTGATAGTAGTTGTATGCCCATGCAAGAAATTCAAGGCTTTCATCTGATTCAAAGCCGTACATCTTTGCCTTCATATCTCTGTGATCTTTATGTTGTAGTGTTTCTCAATGATCTTCTTCTTCAGCTTGTACATTGGTGTTTTCATTCCTTTGACATCTTCAATGATGATCTTGGCCTGAGCATAGTCATAGTACATGAAGTCTGACTTGTATGTGAACATCTTGATCCCATCAATGGTGAAGGTGAATGGATGCTGAAGGATCAGATCTGTGATCTCTCCAGCTTTCTCAAGGATTTTCAAGAATCCGTATCTCTCAGCCTCCTTCTTTGAATCAAAGGTGATCCCATCTATCTGAGTCTTCTTGCTGTTGTATTTTGATTTCTTGATCATGACTTGATTTCAAAATGCATGGAATCATAGTTCTTCTCTTTGCCCAGATTTATGAATCCATGCTTGTAGAAGATGTCAATCATAGGCTTGTATTCTGGTTTGCTGAATTGAGATCTTGTCCATGAAGTTTTGAGTCCATTCCTGACTGGATCAAGATCAATGGCAATTGCCCATGAATGTCTGGAATAGTCATTGCCTCCTCTCATCTTCCTGAATGCAAAGCACCCACCAAAGAGATCAATGCCCAGCTCTTGGATTCTTGCCAGTCCATAAACTGCCAGCAATTCCTTGAAGACTTTCTGAAAGTTCTCAGCCACAAGTCTGTGACATCTCATTCTGGTGATGGTGGTGTTTTTGTCCCATGCCAGTCTCATTGGATATGGAAGAGAGATTGTCACCAGATAGTCACTGCCATCATCATCTGGCTTTCCATACTTCTCAATGATTTGTTTTGTGGTCATCATTTGTCTTGTGATTTGTAGGTTTCAAGGTAGTACTCCATAGAGTC